ACAAGTGGGGCAAGTTTTATTATCATTAAAGAACTTATGGTTTTTGGACAGGGTGGTAATCTTTTGCTGAATTTTACCTTTAAGCCCACCAAGCTCACGAAGCTTATCTCCAGCTCCCTTTAGCTCTTCTAACTCGGCATTAAGATGATCAATCTTACCTAGAACATCAATATTAGCTTCCTGTAGTTGTTGCTGATCAAGTAAATGCCGCTTAACAGACTCATTCTTTTTATTGATATTTGCCTCACCACTTTTTGTGATATCATCAATGAACTTGGCTTGCATTTGACCTTTCTCTTTAAGAGAAGACTTCTTCAACTCAAGAATCTTTAATTGATCGCGGACAGTACGAACACGGTCCTTGACAATAGATGACATTGAGCTAAAGACACGGATGTCTAGAAGATCTTCAATAACCTCACGACGGTGAGCAGCAGATAGCTGCATAAAAGGAACAAAAGTAGAACTACCAAGGATAACAATTTGGGTAAAGGACTTATAATTAACTTTAAGAATGTTCTCTTCTAGTGTGACTTGATTATCTCGGTCATCACCCCTTTTTTCAAGAAGCTTTCCATCAACTTCAATATCAAATACGTTGGGCTTAATACCACGTCTAACTAAATACTGGCGGTTGTTGTTATTAAACTCAATCTCTACAAGACAATTTTTTTCAGTTACACTATTTACCAACTGGGGTTTGTTAATCTTACGAAATGGCTTGTTAAACAATACAAAAGTCAAAGCATCCAGGATGGTTGACTTACCAGAGCCATTGCTACCGATAATTAGATTTGTATTATTTGCTAGAAAATCAATCTCAGTGAATGAATCCCCAGAGGAGAGAAAGTTCTTATAGCGAAGCTTTTGGAAAACTAACACAGGATACTAACATTATTAGCTCCATTATAGCACAGATTTATTGATCTGTTGGAGGAGGAATAAAAAGTTCGTCTATCTTTACCAATATGTACCTACGATCTTTAACTTTTAATATTTCAAGAACATTGTTAAAGTTGACTTCAGAAACAACCATCTTCAGCGTATCTCCTACTAGATACTCTTCATCCCGCTCCAACATTTGGACATATCTTTCAGCATCATCCTCATTCTCAAATATTAAAATTTCTGGTTCTACACCTTCATCCCTTAAAGAATAAATGTGAGTCTCTCCTTCAGAGTTTTTTATTGTTAGTAAGTAACATTGCTGATCGTCTGGTTTCATACTTCACAGGCTTCCATATAAATTTCAGATAATAGTGATTTAATAGAATTCTTATCCAGTGAGCTCTCATCAAAGTCAGCTTCATCAACATAACGGTTTAAGATTGATAAGGTATTCTCTTCAGCATCACTAGCATCAAAGTCCTCTGTTTCTTGTACGTTGAAGTTCTCAACGACCTTCATATCAATCAGACCAACGTTGAATAGCTTGTCTAGGAACTTATCAAAGTCTTTCTGTTTGGTCTTCTTACGAACAACAACCTTAACAATCTTACCCCGGTATGCGGTAGCATTGAATAATTGATGCTTTGTATCTTCATAATATACGATTGAGAATAGTGTGTTTGGATTGTTTACATACTCAATCTCACCTGTCTCGGTATCAAATAGAACAAAACCACGAGTATCATTAACATCATTCCAATACATCTCATAGGGATTACCCATATAAAAGATCTTACCGTCATCAGAACGTGTATGGAAGTGACCTGATAAAACTTTTTCAAACTTACTAAACTCAGAAGGCTTTACTAGCCCCTTATCATCCTCAAACTTATGACCGCGATATGCCTCAAAACCACCGAGTTCTAGATGACCCATAGCATACTTTGCTTCACTATTGGTAATCATTTCCTTGGTTCTAGTAAGATTCTCGTCACATATCCAAGGCAACATTAGAATCTTTTCGCCATCTACTGTAATTTCAGTGGGATCTGAGTAGGTTTTTACATTCCCATAATCTTGTAGAAGAAGATCAGGGGAGTTGGTCCTATTCGTTGACTTGAAATAACAGTCGTGGTTTCCTACAACCATATGAACGTCAAAGTCTTTCATTGGATCAAAGACTACACGCTTGGTCCACTGTAAGGAATTGTATTCAATAGATTTTCTACTATCAAAAGCATCACCCAAGTGAAGGATAGTCTTTACACCACGAGCTTTTAGTGTAGGGAAGAATACTTCTGAGTAGAACTTCTCAAAATGGGCGTGTAGATAGTCAGCACCTTTACGTGCCCCAAAATGTGTATCCGTAATAATAGCAACTAAACTCATGAGTTAAGCTTGGTAATGATGTTTTCTTTGATTGCGTTGTAATCGTTACGATATTCGTTGGTTAGATTAGCATCAGAAGTCATTAGGGCTTCAAATCCACTCTTCTCTACAATCTTAGTTTTAATATCAAGCTGTCTCTTCTCTCTCTGAATACGGCGTAGGAATGCAAAGTAACTAATTTGAGTGAAGTATGCGAATGGGTTCTTTGACTTAGCTGGGTCAAAGTTATGAATGTACTGTACGCAGTTCTCAATACCATCAGAGATCATATCCTCGCGGTACATATAGTTTACGAAGTTGGACTTATAGCTGAGATGGGTAGCAATCTTGAGAAAGCAAGATCCAATGTAATTGGTAATTCGTGGTTTGGGAAGATCTTTAGCAGCAGCTTCAGCTACGCTCTCTCGGTACTCAATGAGAGCATCAAGAAAGTCTCTATTATTAACGTAATGTTCTGTTTTCGCTTTAGGCATAGCACTTCTACTGCTTTAGGTACATTATAGCACAGAATACATGTAATTGCTTAAAGACTTGACAAGGGTCTCAAAATGGAGTACAATCAGCCTTGTCGGGGGTGATAAGTCACTTTAAGTACTTAAGAGTCTTTAAGGTTTTTCATATGAATCTATATCTTTATAGAGTTTTTCTAGAGTAGTCTTAACTTCATTTACATTACCAACGTAACCAATTTTAGAACTAGAGTTACTATATCTTTCTGGTTTAGAATATAATTTAAGTTTTCTTTTAAAGAATGTTGAATAATCATTTAATATATCAACATCACTAATTTTATATACCGTTAGTATTTTAGTAATATCTATAACGTGTAATGTATCATTTTTAATGCATAACCAAGGTTCTAATGCATATTTTTTAGGTTTTCTTCTATCCCGTAACACAACTCTTACTGGATCCTTAAAAGAAAGAACAGTGTATCCACTGTCATCTTCTAATTTTACTAGTGTGCATACAATTTCTTCACCAGATACTAACTTAATAGCTGCTATTTTGTCGCCCATTGGGTTTACCTTAGATTAATGTTTATTATGTCATAATTGAATTTTTCTTCATTATATGTCTTAATACGCTCAATCAAATGATTAAGTGTGTAATTTTTATTACTATTTTTCGTTGTATCGTCAGCTATATCATATAGCATAGCTTTTGATTTGTTAGACCCTTTCCTAAGTACACGACCTATACTTTGTAAATTTCTGATACGTGATTTTGACGGGGAAGCAAATATAACATTATGTAGATTTTTTATGTTAATTCCAGTACTGAATACACCATAGGAAGCGATAATAATCGCATTATCTTCCCTTTCTGTGATTTCGCGTACTTGTTCTCTTTCTTCTACATCAACGCCGCCATGTACAAAGAATACGTGGCGCCCCTCTTCCTTCTTACTATTTATAAGATCATTAAGTATTTTTCCGTGATTTTCTACTCTTGTAAACAAAACCAACGTATTTCCTGTAATGCCCAATGCTAGATTGCTGATAAATTTGTTTCTTTTCTCGTGACTAATGAGATATTGAATCTCATCCTCATACTTATTAAACTTTTGCTCATCATGTTTTAATAATAAAACTTTAATATCAAGTTTAGCTACGTGACCAGCTTCCATTAGCTCCTTTGTTCTAATGGTGTTATATGCTGGACCAAATAGTCCTTCCAGTACAAGCTTATTTGTTTGGGTGCCATCAAGAGTACCTGTGAAACCAAAACGATACTTTGCGTCACATAGCTTAGTCATAATGCTGACTAGACTTTTTGATTTAAAGTTATGTGCTTCATCACCAATAACCACATTAAACTTTTGAAAAAATGGTTTAGGTAATTTGTAGACAGACTGCCAAGTAGTAATAGTAACTTGCTTATCACTATGTAACTCCTTACCACCATAAATTTTATGACAGTAAGAACCTACGTCAAATCCATAATCCTCAAAATCTTTATACATCTGTTCTACAAGAGATGTAGTAGGGACTACAATAAGAATGTTCTCATTGCGTTGAGCATAGTATGCCACTAGGGCATAGATCATTAGAGATTTACCAGACGCAGTTGGAGAAACGATAAGTTTCCTATTTGATTTGAGAGCGGTATAGATCCCGTGGAGCTGATAATCTCTGGGCTTATATGAAGTAATGGATTTAACCCAATCAGTAACACCCATAGGTGAGATCTCTTCATTTTCTTCATAGGGTAAGCCATAAAACTTATTGTCCCTGAATTCATATGTGTAACCATACTGATCACAAAAAGCAATAACACGATCTAGCAACCCAACATAGATCTGTTTAGTTTGAGGAGAAAATAAATTAATCGTTCCATCCCAATGTCTTTTGCGGAATGATGGATGAAACTTTGCCCCTGGAACTTCAAATGAGAAAGCGTCACGCAGCTCATATTGAATATGTGGTTCACAATCAATTTGAAGAAACACCTCGTTCTTCTTGCTGATAATCAAGTCGGTCATTAGAAAAACATCAGCTAAACTTATTTAGTCGCTGTTCATATAAGGTTAAAAATTGTGAAAGGTGTAGTCAAGCATCATTGCATAGAGAGAATCTCTAACCTTCCATAGCTGCTCTTGCTCCTCTGGGGGTCTTGCTGGGGATCCTTCCCAATACTTAATACGATACTCAATGCATTGATGCATGAGCCTAATGTCTTCAATCGTAAGATCTACTGTATAGTCTGGTATATTATCCATTATTATAAGATCCTGTTAGATAATCGAATTGAATCCACCATTCTCGTTCATATGAGTTGTAATTATCATCCTGCCATTTAGGATCACTTTCGTCTAGATTTTTCTTCCACACTTTCACTGGGTTTTCTGGATCCGTCGTATCTGTTACCCAGTATCCAAAAAAAAAAAAAAAAAAAAAAAAAAAAA